GTGGCAGAAACTGATCGTATGATTGTTGAAATTTATGCAACCAATAATGAAAATCAGGCTCAAAGCATCAATTTCTACACTGAAGGATCACAACATTACTCTTATGTAATTACATCACTTCAGGCAGTCGAAGGCCCAGTTGGTGCAACAGGTCCAACAGGTGCAACAGGCCCCGTAGGTCCAACCGGTGATACTGGCCCTACTGGTCCAATTGGTGCCACTGGCCCCGTTGGTGCTACAGGCGCAACAGGTCCGCAAGGCGTAACAGGCGATGTAGGACCTACTGGCCCTGCAGGATCTACTGGCCCTATCGGTGCAACCGGTGCTACTGGCCCGCAAGGTATCCAGGGTATTCAGGGTGAAGTTGGTGCAACTGGCCCTGTTGGTGCAACTGGTCCGCAAGGCGATGTTGGATCAACTGGCCCTGTTGGTGCTACTGGCCCTGTTGGTGCTACAGGTGCTACAGGTCCACAAGGTATTCAAGGAATTCAGGGTGAAGTTGGAGCAACTGGCCCTGTAGGTCCAACGGGTGCAACGGGTCCACAAGGTATTCAAGGTATCCAGGGCGATGTTGGTGCAACCGGCCCTGTTGGTGCAACTGGTCCACAAGGTGTAACAGGCGATGTTGGCCCTACAGGATTACAAGGCCCAACTGGACCGCAAGGCGCAGTTGGAGCTACAGGTGCAACTGGCCCTGTTGGTGCAACAGGTGATACTGGCCCTGCCGGTGCAACCGGTGCAACTGGTGCAACTGGCCCTGCCGGCCAAGATGCAGCAGCGTACATTGTTGATTATCTTGATGGTGGACCTTCAGCGATTAACCCAGACATTATTTACAATGCAGGAACTTCAACAACTTCAACTTGGACCTATACTATTGATGCCGGTGGAGCATCAGTTTCTTTCTAACAATCAGGAAAAGGTAAAAAATGACCTCAAGACTACAAAACCGCCGCGACACCGCAGCAAACTGGACTTCAAACAATCCAACACTTGCTGCAGGTGAAATTGGACTTGAAACAGATACCACTAAATACAAAATGGGCGATGGTACTACTGCCTGGAACTCTTTGGCGTATGCCTACACTGCAGGCGCAGCAGGTGCTACAGGTCCAACTGGCCCAACAGGTTCAGTAGGTCCTTCAGGTGCAACAGGTATTACTGGCCCAACAGGGCCGATTGGTGCAACAGGTCCTAGTGGTGCAACAGGTCCTAGTGGTGCAACAGGTCCTAGTGGTGCAACAGGTGCAGGCGGTGTTGAGGCAGTAAATGCTCAAACAGGTACAACATATACTTTTGTTTTAACAGATCGTGATGATTTAGTTACTGCATCAAATGCTTCAGCTCAAACTTACACAATTCCACTTAATTCAAGCGTGGCATTTCCAACAGGCTCACTTGTAAACCTTATCCAAATTGGAACAGGCCAAATAACAGTAGTTGGCGCAGGCGGCGTAACACTTAACTCAACAGGTGGTACTTCAGCGCAGCCAAAGACTAGAGCGCGTTACTCAGTAATGACTTTGATTAAAGCCGGAACAGATACCTGGTACGCAACGGGGGATGTGAGCTAAATGCCTATTCTTGGGGTTATTGCATCAGGCATTAGCGGTAATTTAAATCTTGTTGTAGATGTGCTTGTTGTTGCAGGTGGCGGTGGCGGTGGAACTCGCGCTGGTGGCGCTGGTGGAGCAGGTGGATTAGTTGGTTTTTCATCTCAAACACTTGCACTTAATTCTTCACATACAATCACAATTGGCGCTGGTGGAAATGGTGCGGCTTCATCACCGAATGATGCAAGCGGTAGCGCTGGAACTAATTCACAATTTGGCACTTTAACCGCAGCAGCAGGTGGCGGTTTTGGTGGTGGAGCAACTGTAAATGGTGGCAATGGTGGCTCTGGTGGTGGTGGTGGTAATAGTTCATCATCAGGTGGATCTGCTACACCTTCGGGCCAAGGAAATGCTGGTGCTGCTGGATCATCTAGCCGTGGTGGCGGTGGCGGTGGTTCTGCTGCTGCTGGTCAAAGTGGAACTGCTAGTGGTAATGGTGGAGCAGGTGTTTCAACCTATTCATCTTGGGGAGCAGCAACTTCAACTGGTCAAAATATTAGTGGAACTTATTATTACGCCGGCGGTGGCGGTGGCGGTGGAAATGTTAGCGTTGCTGCAGGTACTGGTGGTGCAGGTGGCGGTGGCAATGGTTCAGGAAATGATTCAACCGCACCAGGAACTTCAGGCACTTTAAATACTGGTGGCGGTGGTGGTGGTGGTGGTTCAACTTCAACTGCAGGCAATACACCAGGCGGTGCAGGCGGTTCAGGTATTGTTATTGCTCGATACTCAGGCTCTCAAAAAGCATCAGGTGGAAATACTGTAATTACAACAGGTGGATACACCTATCACACATTTATTTCATCAGGAACTTTTAACACAATACCATCTTATGTAGCAAAAGCTGCTGGTGGAACTGTAACTACAGATGGAACTTACTGGTATCACACATTTACAGGTTCGGGAACATTTACCCCAACACAATCTATAAGTGCAGATATGCTTGTTGTTGCAGGTGGCGGTGGCGGTGGTTCAAATCGTGGTGGTGGTGGTGGAGCAGGTGGATTATTAGGATTCACGGCACAATCGCTTACTGCACAAAATTATGCAGTAACTGTTGGAGCGGGTGGTCCAGGTGGATTAGGAACATCAACAAGCAATGGTGGTAATTCACAATTTGGTGCTTTAACTGCATCCGTTGGTGGCGGTATAGGTGGAAATTCACAACAAGCCGGTGGAACAGGTGGTTCCGGCGGTGGCGGTGGAAATGAATTGCAACAAAATCCAACACCTGCTGGTGGATCACCAACAAGTGGCCAAGGTAATGCAGGTGGAACTTGTAATCCTAGCGATAAAATTGCTAGTGGTGGTGGTGGTGGTGGTGCCGGTAGTGCTGGTTCAAATGGATCGGGTACTGCTGGTGGTGCTGGTGGGTCAGGTTCAAGCGCGTATTCTTCTTGGGCTAGTGCTACATCTACAGGTGTTAGCGGTTCCTATGCAGGTGGCGGTGGTGGATATGGCGTTGGCTCAATAGGATCTGCTGGATCAGGTGGTGGTGGTACAGGTGCTGCTGGAACACTTAACAATGGCAGTAATGGAACATCAAACACTGGTGGTGGTGGTGGTGCTACAAGCGATGCTGGAATTCTTTACAATGGTGGTTCAGGAATTGTTATTATTCGATATGCAGTCTAACTAGGGGGAAAAATGACTAAAGACAATGTAACAAAAATCAAAGAGGAAAAAGCAACTCAGTGCTTTTCTTTTGAAGTAAAAATGTTGGTTCATATCATTGCAGATGATGAAGCAACTGCTAAAACTCAGCTTGATGAAAAAGGCGGGATAGTTACAAAGCGTGAAGTTGAACTATTGAACGCAATAACACTTTATGGAGAAAAGGAACAGTAAATGGCTCATTATGCAAAAGTTGAAAATGGCGTGGTAACTCAAGTTATTGTTGCCGATGGGCCTGATTGGTGTGAACAAAATCTAGGTGGCGAATGGATTCAAACTTCATATAACACTTTTGGTGGGGTTCACTCAGGCGGAAAAATGCCAATCCACAAGAATTATGCAGGAATTGGTTACACATTTGATGGCGTAGGATTTGCAGCACCAAAGCCATTTGAATCTTGGACACTAAACCCTGATTCATACCTTTGGGAAGCGCCTACACCAATGCCTACTGATGGCAAGCGCTATGAATGGGATGAAGCAACACTTTCTTGGCTTGAAATAGTCGAATAACGCACTAACCAGGGGGGATAATGCGGTTTCATATTGTAGCTTTGCCTCATACTCAGGTTACAAAAGAGTATGCAGGATGTGCCTTTACTGAAAAGGTACGCCGTTTTGTAATGATGATGAAGGCTCAAGGCCATACTGTTTATTTGTATGCCGGCGAGCAATCTGAAGGTGTCGAGGATGAGCTAATCACCTGCATATCTGAAGAGATGCGAGCGCAAGCCCAAGGATCTAATCACTACACAAGCGTTTCATTTGATATATCCCTGCCACACTGGCAAACCTTCAATGGCAACGCTATCCGAGAGATAGCAGCGCGATTTGAAGAGCAAGATTTCATTTGCTTAATCGGCGGTGGCGCACACAAGCCAATTGCCGATGCCTTCCCAACTGCGATAGCGGTGGAATTTGGCGTTGGCTACGGCGGTGTTTTCAGTAATTACCGCGTGTTTGAATCTTATGCCTGGATGCACTCAATCTATGCAGGGTGGAAAAACCCAACTACTGCAGATGGCCAATTTTATGATGCGGTTATCCCAGGGTATTTGGAACCCGAAATGTTCCCACTTGGCGATGGCAAGGGTGATTACTACCTATTTATTGGCCGGCTTATTGATCGAAAAGGCTACCGAATCGCTCAAGAGGTATGCGAGCGCCTAGGCAAGCGCCTTATCTTGGCAGGTCCAGGCGAGCAAATTGGCTACGGCGAGTTTGTGGGAAGCGTAAATCCTGAAGAGCGTGCTGCGCTTATGGGCGGTGCAATCGCTACTTTTGCCCCAACCCTTTATGTTGAGCCGTTTGGGAATGTGGTTATTGAATCTCAGGCTTGCGGTACCCCAACTATTACTACCGATTGGGGCGCTTTTACCGAGAATAACCCCCACGGAATTACAGGTTTTAGGTGCCGAACTCTCAAAGAGTTTATGGATGCAGCCGAGAATGTGAAGCAATTGGATCGCGCCGCAATCCGAGAGCGTGCGGTTTCTCTCTATAACCTTGATACTATCGGCGCTCAATACAACGATTATTTCCAACGATTGCTTACCTTATGGGGCGATGGTTGGTATGAATTGGGGGAATAATGAACCGCAAAGAGATTTTAGCAGAGGCCGATAGGCTCACTCACGGCGATAGAGAAAAGAATTATGGTTCAGCTTTAAGCAACCATCAAAGAATTGCCTCTTTATGGTCAACATTTCTACAAACTGAAGTAACACCGGCGCAGGTTGCAATCTGTATGGGGTTGGTAAAGGTTGCTAGATTGATTGAAACCCCTGATCACCTTGATAGTTTTATTGATTTGGCAGCCTACGCAAGTATTTCAGGCGAGATTTCAACAGAATAGATTTAGGCGCTCACACGCCCCCAATAAGTAAACCCCGCGCCTGCCGTTCCAGGTGCGGGGTTTACTTGCTTTTTAACTACTTTATGTATTCCTTGAGTGCTTCAATAATAATTTGTGAGGCGCTTTTTCCTTCATCTGTAGCTTTTGCAGTTACTGCGCTCCACAATTCTTGCGAAACTCGAACACATCTAATTGGCGTTGGGGTCATTAAGCACCTAACTTTTCAATAAGCACTTTGGCCATTTGGCGGTGCATTTCTGCCTGATTAGGTTCATTGCAGGCGATTGCCTCAATTGATTGGTGGATGTGATACATCACTACATCTGAAAAGTTCATTTTGTAATCACCAAATCAATCATTTTTGAGCAAGAGCCGTAGCCCAAGGTGTTCCCAGGCATATTGCCTACATAACACACATCACGGGTTAGGTATGTAAAGCCAAGCACTACAAGGATTACAAGCGCCCACATCACGATTACACCGCGTTTGTTCAGCTTCATCTTTAATTCTCCAATTCTTCAATAAAAGCAATGGTTAGAGCAGAGTTCACAATTGCACCGCGTAGGGCAAGTTTCATTTGGTCAATGTCGCAATCCTCAATTGATTGCTCAAGGTTTTTAGCAATATTGCAGATTGAATCTTGGATCTCAATGAATAGTTCCTTATATGCACCCATTTATTTCACCTGATATTCTGAATTTTTGCGAGCGCAGAAAACGCACACATCCATCCAATAGCGTTCGCCGTTTGGATGTTGGTATTGGCGCTTGTAGAGAGCCTGCCAACGGCCATCACAAGCAACACAATCAGGCAAACCTGCAACCTTGATAGTTGAAACCTTCATTATGAATTCGCCTTTCTCTCACACGCAGGGCATTGCATAAATGATGTTTGATGCCATCCCCAACGATGGCCATTCAACATTGCCTTTAAAAAGGAATCTTCAATCTCATTTGGGATTCCTGCATCAAATAGTTCCAACGCTTTTTCTTTTGTAGTCATTATGCACCTGCCTTAATTTTGTTGTATGGATGGTTTGGTGAATCCCAAGGAACACAAGTTTCGCAAACTAGATTCTCGCCACCTAGTAGGTGAGTGAAGTAAAGCGCCCAATTGCCAAGAGGTGTTTTGTGTTGCTTTGCTTTTGGCTTTGCTTCAATTGCACATCTTAAATACATACCTGCGTGTGCTTCACAAGTAACATCTCCATTATCGGAAACCCAAAGTTTTTGTGTAGTCATTATGCAACCGCCTTTACAATCTCAAAGTATTTTGCTTTTGCATCTGCAAGTGTTGGTGCAGATGTAAGTGCAGTGAAATAAGCATCTGTTGAATTCTTGCGTGAAATAATCCACTCTGAAGAGCCACCGCTATAAGGCACATAATCAATTCGGTATTCTTCATTTGTGCTGATGAACTTGCCACGATTTACTTGAAAGAGTTGCATTTTCTGATCCGTTCCTTGAAGAGCCGTTCCCTTCAATGAGATAAACTTAGCACCTGTATATACAGGAAAGCACCATTTGGAGCTGATTTTGATAACAATTTGATAACAAGATTTGAGCGTGTTAGGCTCCCCTTGAAGGCCCGCCTAAAGGGGAAGTAGGCGGGTTTTCTCCATTGTCTAGGCTAAACCCCTACAATCGGCCAATGACTACCATTATTGCCTTCCAGGGCGCTGATTTCGCCATCCTGGGCGCTGATTCCCAAATCACCGATGGCGATAAGCGCACCCTTTCCCCTAGCACCCCCAAAATCGTGAAAATCGGCAAATACCTCTTTGCCGTGTCCGGGGATTGCAGGCCAGGGGATATTCTTATGTATAACTGGAAACCGCCCCTTTATGATGGCACCGATCCCGTTAAGTTTATGGGCAAGAAAATTATCCCAAGCATTGTTACCGCCTTTAAGGCCAACTCATACGATTTTGAGAAAGATGGCGTGAGTTTCAGCTTTTTGATTGCTTTTGCAGGCAATGTATTTGAAATTGGCGATTCGCTCGATATTAGCCAAAGCATTGATTGCCTTTACGGCGTTGGTTCAGGCTCGCCTTACGCCTTGGGATACCTTGCCGGCACCTTGGCCAACCTAGCCAAGCCTGAATGGGCGCAAGGTGAGTTTATTGAGGCGCTACAAATATCTGCTAAGTACGATATAAACACCGCAGCGCCGTTTCAGATAGAGATTCAAAAACCTTAGCGTGTCGCGCAGTTCAAAGATGTGTAGTATGTGCCATCCTACTCTTTGAACGGAAAGGTTAAATATGAAATTATTTTTATTGGCAGTGGGAACTGTTAGCGCATTTCTCTTTATTATGTGGATGATTATCGAGAAAGATAATTTTCTTGATAATGAAATCAAAGATCCTTGGGTGAAGAAATGAGCCGTGTACGCGATCCTTTGTTTTCAGTCCACACAACTGATTCAGGCAAGATTTGCCTTTATCTTGAAGAGCGTGATGCCTGCGTTGATTTGGTTGAAGATGTAGTTGGCCAAGTTGATTTGAGTTGCCTAGATGAACTTCAGGCCGCGAACCGCACTTCATACAAGGCTGAAGGTTATGTTGAGCAACTTGATCAGGCTAGGGATGAGATGCCTGAAATGGCTCTGCGCATTGCCGTAATGTCTGAAGATGAGGCTTACAATCTTTGCCAAGATATTATTACCTCAATCAAAAAGCGCCGTATTTTTAACGCTGATGAGATGAGTACCAAAGTAGCCAAACTGCGAGTAGTTGAGTAATGGCCAATCCAAACGGGCGCAAAGGCGCACAATTTGAAACTGATGTAATGCGTTGGCTGCGAACTGCAGGCGCGTTATGCGAGCGTTTGGTGAAGGCCGGAAAGAATGATGAAGGCGATTTAGTCGCAATCATTGCAGGGAAGCAATACATTCTTGAACTCAAGAATAGAAAAACAATAAGTTTGCCTGAATTTTGGCGTGAAGCTGAAGTTGAGGCAGAAAACTATGCAAAGGCTCGCGGTTTATCCGAGGTGCCTTTTCATTACATAATCCTAAAGCGCCGAAACGCAGGGATTGATAAAGCCTGGGTAATTCAGGATTTATCACAGTGGTTGGAAGAAAAGCGTTGAAATCTCTTGATTTCTTTGTTGATCTCCCAAAATTTCCACAAGCAAAATGTGCCGAGGTTGAGGATAAAGATTTATTCTTTCCCGATAACCGAAAGCAAGAGGCAGAAAGACTGCTCCAACTCAAAGCGATATGCGAGAGTTGTATTCACAGAATGGAGTGTTTGGAGTACGCACTAGAAAAACAGATTCCTCACGGCATTTGGGGTGGAACTACACCTGCAGATCGAGATGCCAAGGCAAGGGATAAGGATTACGCCTTCAAAGGGATGGCACTTTCCATTATCAAATTGCACCTAAAGGGGAAGCCTGTTAACGAAATTGCGGCACAACTTGGCACATCGGGTGGCTACATCCGGCGTGTATTAAAAAAGTATGCTGCAACTGAACAAGGAGCTAAACCATTACACCAACAGATAAAAGACTCATCAAAAGGCTTGCACTCATCGTGAGCGTAAGCATTGCAACATCTTTAATGGTTCAGGGCATAACCGCCCAACCTGCAATTCCTGAGTTAGTGATCTACAAGGATCGCCCACACTTGATGCAGGTAAATCCAAAAGAGGTGGCGCGTGAGTTACTCACAACTCAACAGTTCAAGTGCTTTAACGCTCTTATGAGCAAAGAAAGCGCCTGGCAAGATAAGGATAATCCAACAAGTTCAGCATCAGGTGTTGGGCAATTATTGGATGGTACTTATCGCAATCTAGGAATGAAGCGCAGTGATTCCACTGTTGCCCAAACGATTGCAGCACTTGCCTACATAGGCAGAAAATATGGCTCCGGCGGTCCTTGTGCCGCTTGGAAACATTTTCAGCGCAAAAACTATTACTAATGGGGGTTAGTATGAGCGTAGAAATAGAGAAAGGCATTGTTGATTTTGATAGCAACATTGCTGCGTGGCTTGAGCAATACAAAAACGCACTTGCGCAGATTAAACAACTGCAAGAGGTAGCAGATGTAGCTCGATCACACATTGAGGCGGCTTTGGGAGATAACCAAATTGGTATGTTCCACAATAAGCCGGTAGTTCGCTGGTCATTTGTTGAGTCCACAAGATTCGACACGAAACGCGCACGGGAATTGCTACCACCGCAGGTAGTTGAAGCCCTTGAGGTAAAATCTACTTCACGCCGTTTTACTATCGTTAATGAGGATGAATAACAAATGACTTTTGCACCTTTGAACAGTCCAAGTAAAGAGTTGGCGAATGAAATCACCAATATCATTACAGAGGCTTCACGCTACACGCCACGATCACAACAGGTTTATATTGGACCTAGCGAGGTTGGGCAAGAGTGTGTGCGCCGATTGGCTTACAAGTTGTTGGATTGGGATAAGGCTAATGAGTCGGGTGGCGGTTCCTGGGCAGCCAATGTTGGTACCGCCATCCACTCATTCTTAGAGGATATTTTTAGCAAGTTCCCTGAAAGGTATGAAGTAGAGCAAAAGGTTCAGATTAGGGCAAACCTATCTGGAACTATTGATCTCTTTGATATTGAAAAAGGGTATGTGCTAGATTGGAAAACCACTTCACCTGCAGGTGTAAAAGCCAAGCGCAGTGAAGGCGCTACATCTCAACAGATTACCCAAGTGCAGTTGTACGGCTACGGAAAAGCCCAACAGGGCGCGGTAGTGAATAAGGTTGGCCTTATTTTCTTGCCTACAGGTGGCCAAATAACTGATATGCACATTGAGTTATATGATTATGATGAGAGCGCAGCACTTTCAGCTTTGGCTCGATTGGATTCAGTTTACGAACTGCTATCAACAATTGATGTTGAAGAAAATCCTCAAATGTGGCCTTTGATACCGGCAACACCATCTAGAATGTGTATGTATTGCCCGTATTACCGCCCGTTTAGCACCGATTTATCCATTGCTTGCAATGGGGATACGGAGAAACCAAATGTGTAGCCGCGAAGGATGCGATTGCCAACCTTGGAAAACAATCAGTGATATTAATAAAGAAATCATTGAATCAAATCCACCAACAGAGTTAGAAAACAACTAACACCAAAACCAAACACAAACCAAAAGAAACGGGGGAAAGCCAAATGGCTTTTTCAGCACCAGTAGTAAATGAAGGCGTTAAGGTTGCAGACTTTAACGGCCACCTTCTCATTGTCGAACCGATTGAGTTCAAGGCCAATATCCAAACAGTTAATGGC